CTGCCGTACTTTCGGTTGTAGGAGATTAACGCGACACTTTCATGTTTGTGCGTTAGCTTTGCGCTCAGATTTTAGCTTGTCAGTGTGGCTTTTAGGAAATCTCCCATATGCAGAGGGGAAACTTCCAGACCATCCTTCCAACCTAAACGCTGGAGCAGAGAGTGCGCGAACAGCTAGTTCACCACACTCACATTGGACATTTACCATCTCATAAGTGGTAAATTTCTCAAACTTTTGCCCGCATTTGCAGGCGTAATCATACATTCTTTTCATTCAATTCCTCGTATGCAGTCTCACTGGCCTCTTTCAAGGTTTTCAGCCAAGTAAGAATTGAAAGCTCACCTTTTTTGAATTGTAGGTCTTTTTCGTCAGAAACTGTTGCAATGTTGTTTATCGAAGCAATAATTTTATCAATATCTTCAATTAAGTCTTTCCAACCATCCATTGAGAACAGATTGAACCTGTCTTCATAGTATTTCTGTAGTTCAGGAGTCAACTTACACTCCTGCGTTTTCTATCCAGGATAGTGTGGCTTCATCCCATGAGTACAGCTTGCCATCTGTAGGCATTGCAATAGGCGCTGTCCATTGGCAAGTGTCTTCCACCAATGTCCAGCTTGGGAATGGCTGCGGTGGAATAAAAGCATTGCGGCTTTCATCGTAGGTAAAGCCTACGCCAGCGTAATTCTTGCGAATGCGCCCGTTGTAACTGGTCTGCTTCCAATCGCCACCAAACAAGCGCTCACAGAAAGCAGCACCGATGTATTCTTTCTCTGTGCCATCAGCAGATGAAGTGTCCTCATTGCCTACCACAATCACTTGCGTGACGATGCCGTTTTCAATCTTTGCAAAGTGTGCCATTACATCTCCAATTCTTCCAAAATCTTAACTGTCCAAATGGTAGGGATAGAGTCCTCAAACGCCTTAATCTTTTCCATTGTGGCATCAATTTCATCCCATGTTGGGCAAGGTCTGTCATCTTCCCAAATAGTAATAGTGCGGTTGCTAATTTCCCATTTGGCATTAGGACGCAGCAATTGCATTGCTGTGTCTATTCCATAAAGTTGGTACTGTTTCATGTTAGTTCAGCTTGAGGATAACAATGCCGGAACCGCCTGTGCCACCTGTGGAATTATTTGGGAAACCGCCACCGCCGCCGCCGCCTCCCCTGTTTGCAGTTCCTGCTTGAGCAACAGAAGCGGATGCGCCTGTGCTTCCATTTCCACCGCCGCCTGCACCACCAGTACCAGCAGTATTTGTAATAGGAGTTTGACCGCAACCACCACCGCCACCGCCTGCATATGTTACAGATGAACCTGTAATGCTTGATGCGGTTCCAGCACCACCATTTCCACCATTTGATATAAGAGCATTTGCCCCAACCGCAGATGCTCCACCACCACCGCCGCCAGCATCAGTATTGCCGCCACTAGCCAATATTCCCGTACCACCGTTATTTCCTTGGGATGGTGATGTAGATGGAGTGTTTCCAGTTCCACCAGAAGCGCCAGAATTGCTACTACTTCCTCCAGAACCACCATCGAGACCTTGGAAAGTTGAACCATTGTCCCCGCCGCCGCCGCCGCCTGTAGATGTTACGGTTGAAAAAATAGAATCAACGCCGTTGCTTCCTCTGCCACCACCGGAACCAGCACCACCAGCACCGACGGTAATTGTGTAAGTTGTGCCTGCTGTTACAGAAAATGCTGTTCCTGTGCGAAATCCTCCAGCACCACCAGCACCGTAATATCTGCCGCCACCACCGCCACCCGCAACTACCAAGTAGTCAACGGTAGAAATGTCAAGCGGTGCTGTCCAACTGCCGGATGATGTAAAAGTTAAAACCGTTCCAGGCACGTAACTTTTAGATTTTCGGGTGATGAATAAGTTTTTAGACGCAAACATTATGCAAACGCCTGTGCAGCAGAACCAAACCAAGAAGTGCCGTTAGCCACAAAACTGATGATGTCCACAGCCGATGCAGTTGCCGTGATGGTCGGCCCTGTGCCGCCAGGCCACTTCACGCTAGTGAATGTTGCTGTGGTCATGCCAGTTGCTGCCTGAGTCAGAATCAGAACAAATGACTTGCCAGCAGTTGCCGTAGGCATGGTGAACGTGCAAGGTGTAGAGGCTGTGAGGGTCGCAGTCAGCACTGTGCCGTTTGTCAGCGCCAATGTGCTGGATGCTCCAACCGTTCCAACTGCTTGCAGGGTTTCAACATAATTGGTGACAGTCGGATTTGTCAACGTCTTGTTGGTCATCGTGTCCGTAGTGGCACGACCAACCAATGTGTCTGTTGATGTGGGAAGAGTCAGAGTGCCAGTATTGCTAATCGTGCTAATTACAGGAGCAGTTAGCGTTTTATTTGTTAGCGTATCGGTAGTCGCCTTGCCAACCAGAGTGTCTGTAGCAGCAGGCAGCGTTACGGTTGTAGTACCAGCTACCGCAGTAGCCTGCAATGTAGTAGTGCCTGATGTAGAGCCAGAGATGTCAACCGCATTCGGTTTTAGTGTTACTGTAGTTGCCATGATTATTCCTATTAAGGTGTCCCATTCGATACGATATTTGTAGCGGAAGTAATTACTCCAGTGGATGACATAGACGCTATTGTAGTAGTACCATACTTAAAGAGTAAAACCCCACCTGACTCAACAATAGAAAAGTTTGCGGTTGCAACAGAGCCAGCGCTACCTGTAGTATTTTGGTTAAGTTGAGTATTAAATGTCCAAGTGCCATAAGCATTTACAGTCGTTGTTGCACCGGATACCGCCGAACCAATACTGATAGCTGTTGTCGAGCCAGATAAACCAGCCGTGCCAATGTTAAGCGTTTTTGTAGTAGCAGTAGCGGTTGCGCCAGTTGCAATGTTTAGCGTCTGGGCCGCAGTAGACCTGCCTAATGTAATGTCGCCAGTCTGTGCAGTTCCCCCAACCCTCCAATAACCCGTAGTCATTGACCCATCAAGCAAATTTTGAGTTGTGGCTGTACGGGTAAACGACGAACTGGTCATTGTCACGTTGCCAGAAAACGTCGTAGTGTTTGAAAATATGTTTGCCGCAGAAAATGTCTGTGCAGTTCCCAATCCAGCCAAGGTCGCGCTGGCGGCGGGTAATGTGTATGTGCCTGTTGTCCCAGTCGCAATCGCAGACAACTGAAACTGTGCTTGCTTTGTTGGGTCTGCGTCATCTTGCAGCGTAAAATTAGAATCAAGCGCTGTGATAGAGCCACCAGTTATAGCAACTGCATTGGCATTTTGAGTAGACATAGTACCCAAGCCACTAATGTCTGTAGTGCTTAGTGTTACAGCACCAGTGCGGCCTGCTACTGAAGTTACAAGGTCAGTATTATCAACCTTCTCCCAAACAGAACCATTAAATATTGCCCAATCACCTTGTGTCCATGCAGTAATGCCATTTAGGTTGGTTGTTCCTGTGGTAGAGACAACATAGTAGTCTCCTTTTGTACCAACACTAGAGACAAGAGTAGGTGTATTGGTTGATGCGTTCCAAGTGCCTTCATAGTTCACGAATCCAGCCATAGCTGTAATCTGAGCTTGCAGGCTTGCGATAGAGTCCAAGACAGACTGAGAAGTGCCACCACCATTGGTGATGACCTTAATCTTCTCTGCAACATCCATTGGGATGACTTCACCAGCATTGATTTCACGCCCATCACTAAGAACGATGGTCAAACCACCGTCAAAGTCAACAAATGCGTTAGCTACACTTATTCCATCTTCACCATCTTTGCCATCTTGTCCAGAAATTCCTGGTGGGCCTTGGATTCCATCAACTCCAATGCGTCCATCTTTTCCGTCTTTACCATCACGCCCTGGTTCGCCATCTCTGCCTTTAGCAATGGCTCCAACCTTGGTCTGCATGACATTGTTTAGCTCATCAAAACGAGTCTCAAGGTCAGATTTGATTTTTTTCAGACCCTGAACAACAACTTCTACGCTTTTTCCAAGGTTATCACTGCGATTTTGCTGAAGTCTGTCAGAAGCAGCCTTTTGTATGGCAGAAGCCATAGCCATCTGCTCTTCAGCAGACATCTTGCTTACTTCATCAAGAATATTCATTACTGCATTTCCGTAGTGATGCGGTTCAAGAAGTCTTGTTCCATTTTTGAGCTTTTATCCTGCATCTGCAACTCAACAATCTTGGACTTGTTCTTGATGTCGGCCTCTTTGAGCATCAATTCAGCGATTTTGACACGCTTATCGAACTCAACTTGGTTGGCATCAGACTGTTGAGGTAGGTTCTTGGTAGCAGCAGCCAGTGCTTTTGCCTGCAATTCCTGCGGCATAAGCTGGGCTTCAGTGTTGAGCTTGTTAGCCTCTGCACGATTCTGCTCTGCTTGGGTCGTATTGACCGCAATCTGTGCCTGAGCAGCCTGAAGAGCCAGTTGCGTCTTCATTTGCTCCATCTGCTGTGCCTGTGGGTCAGCTTGTCCCATTTGGTCAAGTGCCGCAATCATCTCAAAGCGGTTAGTCAAACCAGAATTCTTGAAGATGCCCTTCAGAATGATGGGCAGAACAGGTGTATTTGGGCCAAGAGTCTGTAGCAGGCCGATGAACTGCTGTTGCTCATGCTCACGGGCAATGATTCCCAGCGTAGCAGTCGGCAAAAAGTTCATGTCTACGGAGGGATAGCGCTCTGGGTCGAACTGCATAAAGCGGAAAGCCGCTTTGTTGATGAACGGGATGAGGAAATCCTCTTGGAAGTTCACCAAAGTGCGCTTGTACCGCTTGATGATGGACGCAACAGCCATCGACATACCGCCTTGGCCCATGTCACGTGAACCATTGGACACCATGCCCTGCGAGTCCAGCGTCCCAGTGCTTTGCAGCAACATACGCTCAAAATCTTTGGCAGTGGCTAGGTTGTTGCCATCCGTATTGCCAAACTTGAATGGCATCAAAATCTCTGATGGATTGCCGTTTGTCAGGAAAGCCTTTCCAGGCTTGACTTCAAACTTAGCTCCACGAGGCAGACGGGTAGCATCCACCGCAATCATGGGTGATGTGGTCAGTGCCAGCGAGTCTAAGTGGCTGCGAACCTGAGCATCAATAGCTTTCTGCATATTGAACGCTTTTTCCACAGTGCCACGACCCAGCAAACGATTTGGAACCGTGTCATCTTGGTAGGCCAAGACAGGACGGTCTTTCATCATGTACGGGTTTTCTTCTGCTTTGAGCAGCAACCCATTGTTCGCAATGACTACGATTGCCTCTACCATATCTTGGTATTCTTCGGCAACAGAGTCTTCTGGGAAGAGGACTTCAACTTCCTCGTTCACCTTCTTCAGGTACTCTCGTGGAACTAGACCATAGTAGGTTAGCAGCACCACTTTTTCATCTTGAAACTGCACAACCTCTTGAGTAGGTTCAAGGTCTGTATCGTCGTAAGTCGGCGTGATATTGACCTTGCGGTAGATGCCACGCTCAATGCCACGCACGATTTTGTGTATGGATACATACTTCTCAATGGCAACGCCCATGCAGTCATCGACTGATGTGCCATTTGGGTCAAACAAAAAGTTCTTGGGATTGACGGGAACAATCTTTATGCCAACACGCTCTTTTTCGATAACGCCAATGGCAGCTTGCCCTGGTTGACCTGGAATCGGCTGCGTAGAAGGAGTGAACTCCTTTTCCATGCTAACAACGATTTCACCAATGCCAGTGCCATAGATTTCAGCCATCAGTTCTATCTGGTCGATAGATTTCCTGATTTTGTCCTTCTTGAAGTCTTCCATCATCTGCGCCTTGAGCGCAGCAACATCAATTGGAGTACCGTTCACATCCTTGATGTCATCCTCAATGTCAAAGAACTCACCTTGACCAAAGATAGCTTCCATGATTTCAGCGTGGCGCGTCTCAACTGCCTGCTGGGTAGCAGGAGTTACGATGCGGCTACGCTCAGACTCACGTGTCTTGTCCTCAGCGGCCCATTCGCCACGGAAGATGCGCTCGTACTCTAGGTAGTCATCAAGGAAGTTGGTATTACGATAGTCGCGCCAACGGTCACAGTGGTCGGTGACAAAAGCGACTAACTCCTTGTCTTCTGGAGTCGGCTCATCGAAATCGTTTTGGTCAAGTTTTGCCATCTATATTCCCGAAATAACGTCCATCGGTTGCCACTCTTCATCGTCTTCATCCTGCTCATAGTAGGATGTTACGGCTAGTTGGTCAATGTATGCAAGACTATCTGGCAAGTCATCATGTACGCCTTGCGCTGGGAACATCAGGAGTTGGTCGATGAAAACATCCCAATCCTTTTCCTTATTCAGGATGATGCGCCCATGTTCAAAACGTCCTTGGAGACTCCAGATAATTCTGTCCGTCTTTTTCCGATTGCCGTGGGTCAGGTCAACTATGTGGGAATATACATTATTTTTCCGCATCAAATCCGACAGATACGGCAAAACAGCGTTTTTTAGCGCTCCTCGCTCAATTCCAACACTAATTGGGCGGTAATCCCGCATCTTCATCACGATTTTGGCAGCAGTCTCACGGATGTCCCACCGCCCGTGGTCAATCTCCTTGACGAACCATTTCCCGTCTTCAGTGACCTTTACGATGCAGATTGAGGTCTCGTCTAGTCGCTTTTTCGCGTTAGCAGCTTGTTTAGCCACTTCTTCAAAGCCAGCCAAGTCGATTGCAATGAAGTAACTACCGTGTTCAGGTTCAATGCCATACTTTATCCATTCATCTCTAAAGGTATCGCTACCAGCGTTATCAAAGGAAGCTAGGTACTCCTGCTTGAAAGCAAAGGTACTAAGCGTTTTCTTGGCAGACTCAATCTCATCAGGGTCAATCAGAGGATTGTCTTTGGTTGTGAAGTGCCAAGACTTCCAATCATTATCCTCTTCTTTCTGGCCCAGCTTGAACAAGTCATAGAACCAGTTGCGGCCCTTGGGAGTGCCAATGAAGATAGCGCGACCCTTCTTATCTGACAGAGAAGCTCTGATGACCTGCTCCCAGGCTTCGGGCTTGATGTCCGCAACCTCGTCTAGCACAGCGTAAGTCAAGCTCACACCGCGCAGCGTATCGGGTCTATC